TGCACACCAAGCTACGTCAACTGTACATTTGCTGAACTTATTAATTCCTGATGTAGGTGAATATCCTATGTGTTTTTTTGCTTCTGCTATGATTTGTTGTACTGTAATTGCCATTTATTTTTCCTCGCTTTCTTTATTCACAGTTGGAGTGTCACCCCATACTGCTATTACTGCGTTGTAATATTCTGACGGTAGTGCTGATTTCAACAGCTCTCTGCCCTCAGTTGAATTTACATATGCATTGCGTACATTTGAACCTACCTGCGTTTGAACACCGTCAATTTCAATAAATTTCTGTTTCAATACTGATACACTCTCGGGGGTTAGCATATCAAGTGTGATTTTTTCTGTTATTTCCATATTAAAATTCCTCCTTGCTTAACTCGTCATATAAAAAACGTGGCAAGCTATAATTCTGTTGGCACGATATACACCTTCGGTATTAATATCTTTTACTTTTATCTGTATTCCGGCTTCCCCTATGGATAATATATATCCGTTTCCACTATAATCTTTTACAAAATAGACAGGGGTATCATATTCCGTTTGAGTGTCTCTCTTATATGGTAACCCGTTTAATTTAACACTCTCTTCATTTGGTGGTAGTATATCCACGTTAAAAGTAATCTGTAAACTTAAATCCACCATTGTTCCGACTTTTTGATAATAACATCTAGTTGCATAAACATCAATATAATTTGAACCCTGTGTACAGGTTAATTTGCTTGTTCCACATTCAATAATTTCGTTTATCAAATTATCTGTTTCATCTTTCGTGTAAGTGGTTGCTTTGTCGGATTTATCGTTTTTCAAATCGATTACGTTGCTTTGCAAAGCAATTATGTTTTGATTTATATTTTGACCGGCAATTATGGTTAAATAGTTATCCTCTATTTCGTCTTTTGTATACGCATCTGTAATGCCGTAGCCTGCAAGCGTTGTTGCTTTGTCGGCTTTGCTTGCCACACTTTTTGAGTCAGCCTTGTATGACAATGCAGCTGCTACTCCGTGTGAAGTCACGGGGTTGTTACTGCCGATTGTGGGAGTGCTATCAAAGGTCAAAGCGTCTTGCTTTGCGTTCAAAGACTTGTTCACGTCCTGCGTGTTTGCCTTTTTGCCAAGCAATTCGTCTGTTTGATTTTTTGTATAAGTGTCTGTAATGCCGTAACCTAAAAGAGTTGTCGCCTTGTCAGGTTTGTTAGCAAGCTCTGTTTTTGTTACATATGTGTCCTTTGCGTCATTCTGACTTAAAAAATAATCTTCTGCTTCTTCTGCGTTATAAAAATTATCTTTCAAATCATTTTCGACCGCTGTGACCGCTTCTGTTGCCGCTTCTATGCCGTCGTCCATATGATTTAGATTTTCTGCATTTAACGGAGTTGCGACACTGGGACTGTCTTCCCAATTGACTTTTTCATAATCTTTCATTAATTATCTCCTTTCGTTTCTATAGTGTCTGTAAGAGCTTTTATTCCGCTTAGCGTTCTTGACAGAACATAGCTTTCAATTGTTTCCGTTAAAATTGTTCCGTCATCCGCATATAAATAATTGCCCTCCGTATCTGTTCTGTTTACAACAACATTAATCTTATCACCTACCTCAACCCATAATCGTCCGTCAAGTGTGGCAGATATTGGGGTGTATTCACAATTGTATAATCGTTTTCCCGAATTATTGCTATAAAGATTTTCTATAGAACGGTCCCACTCATCTTCTCTATGCAGCAAAACTAAAATATTTTCGGTTATATCATATACCTTGTCTGTTTCTATATCATCTGAAGTAAAATTTTGCTCAAATGTTTTTTCTGCCTCTCCCTCGTTTGTGTCAGCAGAAATTTTTATTGCCGAATATCCAAGACTTGTGTACTCCTCTGCGTAGAAACTTTCGTAAAAGTTAAATATTTCAGTATCATTGCTTAATGTACGAATTGTAAAAGTTCCTTTTCCAGAGTATGGCATAATTACACCAAAGCCGCCTACCATTTCGCAAATATCTCTCAGCAATTCACCATAGCTTATTTTTTCCGGATTATTCAGCCAATATTTGTTTCGTATTCTTATGTCGGAAACCTTAGTATTAGAAGTTTTGTTAATGTTCTCGTTAAAAATATTATTAATTTGAGCAGTATCCCACGAAATCCCTTTAATTAAGCACATATAAAGCAAAGCATCCAAGGTTACACCGTCTTCGTATTTACTCCAATATTCTTGTAACGCATTTGTTGCGTCCCAGTCATACATTTTTGCAAAGATGTCATAAGCTATAATATGTCTGATATTTTTGTCGTTTTGGTCACGTTCGGCTGAATCAATATATCCGCTGAAAATATACCATATCGTGCTTGTAGGTTTGTTTTCACCTGAATAAACATCAGCAGAGGGATACAAAGTAGTTGACGGCACTAAAGGCTCGTCAGAGGGAAATTTCTGTGTTAATTGAACGCTTATCCATTTGCCCACAAGACTTTGCGAAAAGCTCCTGTCTGCTGTGTTGATAAGGTCAATGCTGAACTCAGATGCAATACAACCACCAAATTTCAACTTGCTTTCGTCACAAATAGACTGCTTTATTTTCATACTTTCGCTTACTATATTGGTTTCCGTGATTGTTTCTTCTTCGCCATTACAAAACACAATTTTCAGCTCGTTGCTTATAAGGCTGTTGATTACTTTTTGTTTTAAAACGTCTGAAAAATTTTTCGTACAATCACCGCCTTAATACTCAATAAAGGTAAAGCTTACAGGCATATACTCAATATTATCAGATGAAATTTTTTTGTATTGATATGTAATATCAGGAATATACGCTGTCATTTCACGGTAGCAAAGCAGTTCGTCGTCCCAGTATTTGATTTTAAGCTTGCGCTGCTGAGAGTTTTGAAAAGCAGAGTTAAGCCTCTTTCTGATTATTCGCATTTGAGCAAGATTAAGTCTGATTGTTGTAAACTCAAGCTTAGACTTAAAATTTGGTGAGGTAATACGTCTTAAATAGTTGTCGCTGTCACGATAAGCCTTGATTTCTGTTCGTTGTAAAGGAGTAGATTTATAGCTTTCAAGCGCTATAAGCTCAGTCGGGAATATTTCACCTGACTTTATAAATTTAATTAAATAGCCTTCAAAATTTGCCATATTCTACCCCCTTACGCAAGAGCTGATTTGCCGTGGCTCTTTTTGTATCTGTTATTCTTATTCACAACCGACTTAAACACAACATCACCGTCAAGAGTAACAGTCAAATTGATGTCGCCGCCATTGTCACCAAAACCGCCCTCAGCGAGGACTTCTGCAAGTGCCTGCTTCATTGTTGATAATGGAGAAACAACCTCAGGCTCACGCTTGTTGTCGCCGAGTGTGGCTAAAAACTCACCATAATTAGCAGGAACGACCGTACCTGTGGCAAGCTTGGGAATAAGAGGAGGCTCACTGGGCATAGAAAAATGCCAGTCCTGTCCAAACACATCACCTATAGCTCCGGCTATTCCACCTACTCCGTCAACAATGCCTTTTACAGCGTCATAAATACCCGTCCACAAATCGTTAATGCCACCTATAATCATATTGATTATATATTTAATCGTAGCCCATATGTTGTTCCAAATGCCTTCAAAAAATTCACATATACCATTCCAAGCCTCTTCCCAGTCACCGGAAAACACTCCGTCAATAAATGTAATCAGACCATCAAGAATTTTCATACAATTGTCAATTGCATCACCGATAAAATTGAAAATATCGTAAAGAGGACCCGCACTTTCATCAAACAGATTTCTAAACCAGTTTGCTAAATCCATTTCGCCAATCATTCCTTTTAGCATATCCCATAGTCCTGTAACACAAGACCATAAAAGACCTAACAAATCTAAGAATATCTGTTCCCAATCAATATTCATAAGAAAAGTGCCTATATCCTCTCCTATTTTTTCCCAATCGACATTTTCAAAAAATTCAGTCAAGGTTGCAAAAAGACCTAATATTCCGTCTGAAATAGTCTGAGCCGCCATTTTCCAGTCAATTTCATTAAAAAAGCTGTTAACAATTTCTGATAAAGAAAGACCTGCTCCTACCCAATCAAAAGTCGTCACAAAACCAAATCCAAGAGAAATTATGCTTTGCAATGCAGCTCCAAATGTAGCACCAACCGTTGACCAATCCATTGAACTGATAAAACCGTTAAGAGCGTTCGCTATACCTGAGCCTAATGTTTCAAAATCAAATGTGGTTAGAAACGTGTAAGCAAAGTCAAAGCCTGTCATTAGACCGTTTCCTATAGTAGAGCCAACAAGTGTCCAATCAAGTTTTTCAATAGCACCATTGAGAAAATCAGCTATATTTGCGGCATATTTTTTAGCTGTTTTTCTTATATTCTCCCAACTAATTGAGCCTAATGCATCATTAATTTTTTCAGATATAAGAGAGCCGATACCCTTAAAATCCTGATTTGCAAGCATACTTTTAATCTTGTCAGCAAATCCGTCTACAGCACTTGTCACGTCTGCGGTGGTGTAGGCTGTGGCAGTATTATCATCTGTGTTATTTGCTGTGCTTGATGTACTTGATGTATCCTGCATAACATTAAGCTCGTCATAGCCTGCAAGTGACTTTTGATTTTCTTCGGTTGCTGCCGTGCTTGCTTCTGTTGCCTCTGTCGTGTCAGAAAGACTTTCAGCATAGTCAGTTTGTACATCAATAGCCTTTGTGTATGTGGAATTTCCCGTAATTGCTGCAAAAAATTGAGCGACCTTATCCGTTGCTTTAGTCAGCACGTCCATAAACGAGGTCAAAATCGGTGTTACAAAATTAATCAAGGGAACAAAAGCGGTTGCTATGGCGTTTTTTAATTGCGTAAACTTTGATACAAGAGCCGACATATTCTTATTAAATTCAGGTGAAAACTCTGCTATATCCTGCAAGCTCTCGCCTATTGAGCTGAACATACTCCTTATTCCTTTGTAAACAATCAAGCCTAAAAGAATTTGCTTAATTCTGTTGAGTGCTTTTTCAAGAAGGTTTGTTTGCTTTGCAGAGGATTTGGCATTTGTACCGATTTTTTTAATAAGGTTTACGGCAGAGCTTTTGAATGCAGAAAGCAATGTCTTACCGGCTTTACTAAGTGCAGAGATAAGTTTCTTTAATCCGCTTGTTGCAGTTGACAATGATGAATTGTATCTGCTTGTTTCCTGCGTAGATTTTGACGTTGAATTTGAAGCTGCGTTTTCGGCTGCTTCTGTTTCGCTTAGCCTCGCTTTATAAACATTCAGGTTGCCTGTCAGCTCTTCAAGCTTCATTGATTTTTGCCGATACTCTGCTGTGTCTTTGCCACTCATATTTTCGGTAACAGCTTTTGCATTATTAAGTTCTCTTTCATAATCAATCAACTTAGTTTCTGCAACATCAATCTGACTTTGAATTTTAGACCAAGCATTGTCTTGAGCTAAAAGATTTTCAATATCATCATCACTAAGATTAAAGCCCGTATCTTTTAAATCGCCGATTTTTGAATTTGCAATACGGTCAGCCTCTTCATATAACTCATTGAGCTTTGCTTTTGCTGTGTCTACCTGCTTTTCAAGTGTTAAAATTGTGTTGGTTTTAACAGGTGTTTCGGCTAGCTCTTTCAGCTCTGATTTTAGAAAATTTATTTCATTCTCAGTATTTTTAATTTTGTTGACAAGCTCAATCGACTTTGAAGATAGCTTTTTTACGCCTTGTTCATAACCGTCTGTATCTAAATTAGTGCTAAAATTTACACTTCCGTCATATGTCATAAGTCATAAATCACACTCCTTTCCCTAAAAGTGAGCATAAAAATAGCGCACACTCCGTAGAATGTACGCAATTTGTTGCATAAAATTAGCCACCCCAATTGGAGTGGCTGTGTTCAATTAAATAAAAAGTCTTTTTTAAACAATGAATGATATTTAATCGTCAGCATTTAAGTTCTCCATAAGTTCCTCAATACTATTAAAAGGTCCACGCAAATTTTTCCCCTCTTCAACATCTTTCATTGCCATAAGGGTTTCCTCATTTGGTTGTTCAAGCTTCAAGTCAAAAGGTATGCCGTGTTCTCTGATTGCCTGCTTTAGAAAAATATTTATTGCTGTTGACATATTCATACCAAGCTCATTAAAAATATTGTCAGCATTTTTCTTTACATTTTCGTCCACACGCACATTAATGTTTGTTGTTGCCATAAAATCAACTCCTAACTTTATTATATGTATTATATTACAATATAATCACAATGTCAAGGTTTGTTTTACATTATTAACACAACTTACATTAAATAATTCCGTTAATAAAATCAAGCTCCTCCTGTTCTTCAGGGGTGAGCTTTTCTTTTATGTCAACAAGTGCTTTATGCTCGTTGTAGAACTCTCGCTCCCACTTCTCGAGTTTTTTGCCTTTTGCACGCTTTGAGCGGATATTCATAACCTGACTGTATAATCCCTCGCCTATCTCGTTGAACAAACCTAAGAACGACCACCAATGCAAATACTCAACTGTCCTTGTTTCGTAGCCTGCAACCTTGTTAACAGCAGGAAAAATAATAGATTGGTCATATTCCCAGTCCATAATCTTTTTAGGCAATTGCTTTGCCTTGGGCATATCACCACCGTCAAGAAACCACACGGCTTTTTCAATAGCTTTCACTACATCTTTCGGAACTTCCTTATACAAACATTGCAGGCAAACACAAGCCTTTTCATACTCTGTCAATTCAGGGTCATTGTATGCCTCAAAAATCAGCAGGACAACACGAAAGTCTGAATTGATTTCGTATTGCACACCGCCAACCTCAAGGCTTGTAGGTAACTGACCAATCATTTCTTTAGCTGAGAAGTGTATTTCTGAATATTCTTTGAGGTAGCATTGCGTTCAGCAAGCACGTCTTTTTCGATAATCGGAAGAACAGCGTCAAGAAAATTCATAAATAACGGCTGACCGCCAACCGGAGAAAGGCAGCTTGTAATGCCAAACGCAGCTGAGCAAACGTCAGAGCCAAAAACATAGTTAATCTGTTCTCTGATTTTCTTTTCTGCCTCAGACATCAGCTTAACAGCTTCGTCACTTGTAACATCATTTTCGTTTATAGCTGAATATTCACTCATAATTTCGTTGAGCTTTTTCTTAGCCTGTGTTATGCGGTCAATGATGTGAATATCGGTTGTGTTTATTCTGATTACTGCATTTTCATCATCATTTATGCAGTAGGTTTTATATCCGCTGTTAAAGCTGATTTTTTCCAAAAATATCACTCCTTAAATAATCAAGGGCAGTCAAGCCGCCCCTTTGTTATGCGTTCTCTGTAAATTTCGGCACCTTGTTTGTAAGGGTAACTGTGCCCTGCTTTCTGTTACCGTTAAATGAAATATTGAACGGAATATTTACACCCTTGACGTCACCGCCGTAGCTCTGAGGCTTTACCACACAATTTTCTGTCCAAGCGTCATAAGAGCCTGATTTCTTATCAATAAGAACCTCAAGCACCGTAGTTTCGCAATCCTCGCCTGTCAGACGATTGAGTGCAATGTCTTTGAGCTTTTCGTAAATTGCGTCACCTGTGTTGGCGTAGTATGTATCTGCGTCAATGCTCGGCTCGTAGCCGTTGTCCTGAGTTACAACCTCATCAAGAATGTTCTTGACCTGTTCTGTATCAGGATTTAGCTCGACTGCCATATCTTCAATATCTCTGCCAATGAGATACCACTCAGGTGTTGTTCCGCCAAAGCTTGCGTCAAGATAATGCAGAAGATAGCTTCTTTTGAGTTTACCAATGTCCGGAGTTGTTGTTGCCATTTAAAATTCCTCACTTTCAATTTTGTATTCTGCGGTGATTTGCAATTGATACTGTACACCGCCGTTTGTGTTTTGCTCAGGTATATTGTATAGCATACCATTTGCGCAGGTCAGCTTATTCAGCTTGCCTGATAATGTTTTGTTGTCTGTTTCGACTGACAAGATTTGACCGAGAGCGTGACGTTCAAGCCAGATCTGCAATTCAAGCAAAGTGCCGCTGTTTACAAGGCGGTCGTAATCGTTAAAAGACTGAAACACCGCATAGAGTATGAATGTATGTTCTCGTGTTTCGTTTCCCAGCACATCAGTCTTAACCAGCTTGTCGCCTGTTGGGTAAAGTCCAAAATCATCAGGAGCTGTGTCAAGACTATCAATGTGGACAATCTCTGAAATTTTCGGGAACTCCTGCAAAATCGACTTCACAAGCTCAATTATATTCACTCTGCCTTACCTCCTGACAGCTTTGCAGCACCACGCAAAATTTCGTCTTTATGGTCTGCTTTCATTCGTTCAAACCACATCTTGCCTGCCTGTGGGTGCTTAGTTTTATATTTAATATCAGCCCCTGTGGGGTGCTTTGCCTTGCCTTTTGGGCTGAAATATCCTATTACAATTCCGTTTTCAAAAACAGGTATATTCGGACCGTAAACCTTGCCATAGTACATATAATGGGCATATGGTATATTTTGGTGAATTTCTCCACTGCCTATTACCGTGCCGAGCTTTGCCGACTCAGCAAGCAATCCATTCTTAAAAGGCATATACGGTGTCATAAGCCTTATACACTCGCTGTCAATAAACTTCTGCACTTTTTGAAAGGTTTCGGTTGTCTTATTGCCAAAATTTTTATCCCACTTGATATTCAAACTGCCGTTGGGCATATTTATCTTCATATCATCAGGCTGAATAATCTTCATATTGTCACCTCGCAGAAATTTTTATATGCTGTAGATTTTTTGAACCGTAGAGCTTGCGGTCAATGCTCATAACCGTATAGATTTGATACTCTGAACGCAGCTTTTTTAGGCTCTCAGACACCGTTCTATCGTTTGAATTGTCAAAGATGAAACTACACTTACCTTTAATAATAATGTCCTTAGAGGCTGTCTGAGGAGCAATATCAGCATTTGCCAATAGTCGTTCTGACGGTACATAGCTTTCATCAGGCGTCATAACCAAGTAATCGGCAGGGATATACACCGTAACGCTGTCTGCGTTTTGGTCACCGCTTTTTAACACGTTCCTTGCCTTGTTTTCCTGCCAATGACAAGAGCCTACAAAGTATCTGTCAAAGCCCTTGCCGTTGAATTTGAATACTGTACAACTGCTTTCCGTCCTCATTTTACACCTCTGTAAAGCAACCCTGTACCACTCAGATACGAATAAATCACAGACTTAATATTCTTAGACAAAGCCTGTCTTTGACTGTCTGAGCTTTCGTAGCTGATTGACTGGTCACCCACGCTCTCTGAGGCTATGCCGTTACCCGCTCCACTGTTGTCAGAATTGTATAAAAGCTCTGCAATTTCGCAACAGCAGAGCTTAACATACTCAGGAATATTACTTTCATCTATATTGTCAAGAGTATATTCCTTGATTTTCTGCGTTGCCTTTTTTGCATAAAATTTAAAAGAAGCGGTGTCAATGACCGCTTTTTTACCGCAAAGATATTCCGTTTTGTAAAAATCACAATCCGCAAAAACGGTCATTTAATCACCTCAAATCAGACTGTTGCAGGAGCAGTATGCAAATATATACCTGCGGTCTTGTTCTTGTAATGACGAGCAATGCCAACCATACGATAGCCAAATTTCCAACCGTCACCTGACTGATTGACAGCAGGCTCAATTACCTTAGTGTCAAGGTGCTTTGTAAACTGAATTACGGCAGGCTTATGCACAACCATAAAGTTGATATTAAGTGCGTCCTCGCCCTTAACATAACTGCCCTTAGTCTGACCGTCTGTCTTACCGTCATTCTGTTTGATTGCGGTATAGAAGCGTGACTGCGGCACCTCAACAATCTTTGAAAACTTTGAGAGCACCTCTCTTGACTTTGTTGTGTCCATATCGTCAATAATGCCCTTGAGAAGAGATGTTACATAGAGAAATCTCTGGTCATAAGGTACTTCGTCATTGTTCATCTGAGTAGTTGCAACACGCAGAGCCTTAATAACCTCTTCACCTGTTGAAAGGTTTGCAGTTACCTTTGAAATATTTTCAATGCTTGCATATTTAGCAAAGCGGAAAGCGTCAAGCTCAGGAACTACCTTTGTGCGGATGAACTCAGAGGAAAGCTTGCCAAATGCAAGACCTGCTGTTTCTGCGTTATCCATTGTGTCAACAGTGAACATTCTGCCACGGTCAAAGTTACACTCAACCGTCTGATTTGTCAGGCTTACATCACCGTCAACATAACCGCTGTTTCTTGAATAGTCCGCAAGACCGTCCATTTCAATCATTGGAATTACAAGCTCATTAGCGTTAGCTCCCTGTTGTACAAGGTCGGAAGCTCCGTCAAGGTCGCTTGTGAGTGAAGCCTGCTTGTAAACATCATCAAGCAAGGTTGTATATTGCTTAAAAAGTTCAATTGTATTTGCCATTAATAAATCACCTCATAAAATTATTTATTTTCGGTGGGAAGTCCCATAGCCGCTCTCATTGTTTCAAGAGCATTTGAGCCTACACCGCCACCGTGACCTGTGTCTTTGACAGGATTTTTAAACGGCTCATCTGAACCAAACATATAGTCGTTTTCAGACTTAATGTTTTCAAGAGCCTTTGTAATGTCTTCTGCCTGATTTTTACTTGCTTTGAGGGCATCAAGATCAAGCAGAGCCTTGACAGCCTTTGAATTTCTTGCACCGCTCTTTGAAATTGCGCTGTCGAGAACAGAGTTAAATTCCATATCAGAAATTTTGTTCTGATATTCAGTTTCTTTTTTCTCAAGGTCAGCCGTTAGGGTAGTGATTTTTGCGTTAAGTTCGTCAACATTAACACCCTCAAATTCCTTTAGGCTTGCTTTAGCGGTTTCAAGCTGTGACTTGTAATTATCACGTTCTGCTTCTAACTTCTTTTTAGCGTTACCAATATCGGCACTGTTAATATTAAGCAGTGCATTAATCTGCTCCTCGGTAGCACCTTCAAAAATTTTAGAAACGTCTTCTCTTTTCATAAAAATTCCTCGCTTTCAGTTTTTTCTCGTGGTTCTTTCCACTTTGCTTGATAGTTTTGCGTCATTCCGGACATAAAAAAACACCAACATTTCTGTTAGTGCTTAGTTTGTCTGTTCTGTTTTCTTTCTGCCTTTTCTTTTAGGCTGTTCAGGTTCTGCATTTTCCTGTTGTGGGGTTTCCTGTTCAGATACCGAATTAACCAACTCAGCAAAACCCTTGTAAACAAGATATGCACCTCGGTCATTGTCAACCTCAAGCTCTGTGCCAACCTCACGAAACGCAAGATTGTCTGTCTTATCATTAAACGGTTTAATTACCTTGACTTTCATATTATCACCACCTTTCAGTGTGCTTTTTTAGGGTATAAAAATAGCACCCTGCATTTGAGCAAAGTGCTAATTATTTTTATTAAATTTAAGCTATATGAAGTTTCTCGCCTTTTTTTAAACTACAAGGAGTAATTAAAACAGTAGTATATTGGGATATATCCGAGGGATTATCGTGCCTTGTCATAGCTACAGAAACGACATTAAAAACATTGCCATTCTCATCTACCAGCTTACTATTGTTTTTTAAAGTTTCACAAGCACCCTCTAATGTAACGGAAACCATATTGCCTACTTTAAAAACATCTATAACTTTCAACATATTACTTGCCTCCTTTTTTAATATATGTAGCCAACTCTTCTTCATACGCCTTTAATGCTTTTTGTGTTTGATAAAATTCGGGTTCTGTAAGTTTATATGCTTTGCTGTGTTTTAATAATTTTTTCTGTGCTTCAATTTCACAGTTTAATCTTGAAAGATAACTACCATCATTCTTTCCAGATTTATATTGTTGAGTGTGTATAAGTTCTTCAAACACACTTGCTCTGCTCGGGTTCTTTTTTAGTAAAACCGTTTTTGCGTTATATGTAATAGCTTCAGCATTCTTACTTTTTAAATATGTATCAGTTGCCTCATCATATTGAAAAATACCGCCCTGCTTTTTAAAGCTCTTTTCTATTCGGTGAAATTGCTTTTTAGGCATAGGTTCTATTTTATCCTTTGATGATTTTCGATACATCTCCCCACCTCTTACTTGTATTATACCACTCTCAGCGGAATTTTCAACGGTTTTATTATTTATATTACCAATATTTCCCATACTGTCAACATTTACCCTGTCCCATTCCTGAGGCAGGTTCATTGATTTTGAAAAGTTTACATATTCATTTTGGAGCTTGTTGTAACGTGCTTTGGCGGCAAGGATAGTGTCCTCGTCTGCTCCGCCCTCTTGTAATAACTTTATTTCCTGTCTTTGCGCTCTCATTGCGGTTTCAAGCCTGCGTTGCTTTTGGGTGGCTTCATAGGTAGTATAGCTTTTGCCGTTGTATTCCCTCGGTGTGTTTTCTTTTGCGTTCATACGGTCAAGCTCTTCATCTGTATAAATCCGCTTTGAAACCCCTTTTATGAAAGGGTGAAAATCGTGTCGGCAGTTTGCACCCTTTAGACCTGTTACCTCGCCATAGCCACAAACTGTTTTTAATTCTTCTTTAGAATATACTCTACCTTGCCAAACTTGGTGACTGGGTCTTGCTCCCTGATGATATGTAATTTCAAAATAATCAGTGTCAAGCTGTTCTGCGTTTTCCTCATTTATTTTGCCTACAACCTGATGAAAGCCTGTCATTAAGGCTCTTCTTGCGGCAACATCAACTCTGCTTGAATATCCGCTTGCATAATCTATAGTGCGAAGTCCGCTGTTTGTCATTTCTTTTACAGTTTGCTTGAGCACGGTATTATAATCAGATGTGCCATTCAAGATTTGCATTTCTGCATTATCAAGCGTTTGTTGGTAATAATCTGCAATCGGCTTAAATTTGAGCTTGCCGTCAGGCTGTTTTACTGCAAAGCCCATAGACTGAGTAATGTTTTTGCACTCGTCATTAGTTTGATTTTTAATTGCAGAAATAAGTTGTTGTAAGGGCTTGTTATCCTCAAATGATGTTCTGACCTTGCCTTTGTACTTATACAAGCTGTCATCACGAGCATAGCCTTTTCTGAGCACATCTTTGTACAAGTGATTAATCTCTTGACTGTCAAGGCTCAAATTATTCTTAATCAGCTTTTTGATTTTTCGTTTACTTAGTCCAAGCTCATATAAACGGTTCATTTTATAATCGGTTGACGGGATAATCTCTTTTGTGTTAATTCTTAGCTGTTCTACAATATCGGTCATAACATTTAACTGCAAATCTCTGAACAGTTGTTCAAGATGTACAGGTATTGCCTCCAGCTCTTCCGGTGTAAACATATCAGTCCATTACCTCAGTAGATTGTGGGAGATTTTTCAAAGCTGTTTCAATGTCTTCACCTCTCCATCGTGCTCTGTATTCCTCGGGACGGAGAGTACCGTTTGCAAGGTCTTGCTGGTCTTGCTTACGTTCTTCACTTTCGTCTGTGAGAATACTGTCTTTGAAGTCACACACAAATTTATATCCGCTTGTAGCCATTGAGTTGTAAAAAGCCAACGCATAAACTAAATCGTCAAGACAATCTCTCAAATTATCCTGAATTGCCGTGACTGTATTGTATTTTCTCTGCTTTGAGGTTTTAATTTCTGTTGCTGTTTTGTCAACAGACTGAGGGTTTGAAATATCGCCATAGCTTAGACCTACTGCAAATTCAATTTCACGCTTGTATTCTTCAAGCCCTGCAATAAAATCCGCCTGTCTGAGCTGTGGAGAATACTCCTTAAATAGCTCATCTGTGCCTAAGTCAACAGCTCTGTAAAGACGCTCATTCAGCTTTGGAATTTTGCCGTTTTTCTTAAAAGCCTGCTCATCAGCGTGAATTGCACGTTCCGCACTCTCAAATTCCCAATCAATTCTGCCAAATTGAATATCTGCCTTTTTGATTATATCTATTGCAGGCTCAAATATTGATATTCCGCAATGGCTGCCGTCAATAGTATTGTCGATTGGATTTACATAATAGCCAAATGCAGGACGTTTCATAAGTGGATATGTGACACGTTCTTCAAGGTCTGCCCATTCATCAACAGCCGATAGAGGAATTTCTCTGCCTAAGTTTGAGGCTGTGCTTGACACATAAGCGGTGTTGGTGATAGTCAAGCCGTTTTCGTAGTCAAGACTATGAAATTCAAGTCTTGTATAGTGCCTGTCACCGAGCTTCTTATATTCAGGAAAAACAACCTTAATCAGCCTGCCCTTGCTGTCAAATTCAATAGGAATAAAGGCATTGGCAGAAACATACTGCACCTTATCACCGCCAAGAGGTTTAATAACCATAGCGCCCGTGGCAAGTCCTCTTTGCAGGTTGCGGTTGAGGTTTCTGATTGAATTTTTATAAATATCATCAAGCTTTTGAACATTAACCGTTGAGGTCATTTCGTTGAGCGCAATATTTGCAAACTCTCTTGTAACTGACCTTTCAAGCTTAAGGCTTGCGAGGTTATTGTCAGGCTTAATCCAAGGAGCATTGCCGACATAGCACTTATGCCATAGCTCAATGCCGTTTATCATTTCATCAGATAAAGCCGTTTTTATATTTAAAGCTGATGTAATATCCTTAATCGGAAACATTCTCTGCCACACCCCTTTCATAAAATTTATAACTTTCATTTCACACCGCCCTTATATAGCGTTTTATATCACGTTCAAATGTATATTCAAAAGCGTCCAATGTGTCAATATCCGTTGAGCCGTCATCAAGCCTCACATCTTCCGTCTTTTTGCTGTCCCATACAGCCTCTTGCAAAGCCTCTTTTAAGGTTTCACAACCCTCAGTATAAAATAACCTGCCTGCACCTATAAGCCTGTTCTCGGCTCTGATACGGTCGTTTATAATATCCTTTCGTGCACCTCTTACAATGACATTAGGAAAGTGCTTTTCAAAAGCTCTTTTAAGTCCTCTGCCCAGCACTGTTTCAGCATTGTCATAATATACCTTATCCACATTACCATATAAATCAAAAACAGACCGTGCAAAATCAAGCACAAGTCTGTCTATATCGTTGCTGTCATAATCACCAAAGTGACGCTCGCTTTTTAAAGCAACAAGGTATTTATAATTATCAACATTTGCTGTGGCAACAAAACTATGTCCTGAACCGTTACCGCCAAAATCCACCCCGATTATAATACTTTCAAGCTGAGAGGTTAGAAACTGCTTTTTATTGTCGGTTGTATATTCATTGACAATCTCGCAATAATAGGCTTTTGGATTGTCTGCAAATTTTCGGTAAATTGCACCCTCGGCACGAACCCATTTTCCTTTGATATACCTGTCATAGTAAATCGTACCCTCATATTCATTGCACAAATTTTTCACAAAATCTTTTGATAAATAATCATTGTCAAAAATTGTGTATTCCTGTAAATAAATATCAGCGTCACTATCAATAAACTTTTTTAGCCAATGTGTTGGATGTTCAGGGTTTAACGCTCCGTCAAAACAACTGTAGGGCTTATCAAGTCGGGACTTAAGCATATTAAAAACATCTTCATTCCATTTCGCTACCTCGTCACCGTAAATATATTTTGCGCTTGCACCCTGTATCTTTGCAACCTGACTGACTTTTTCAGCACCAAGGCAATAAACAGGCTCACCGCATATCATAGCAATATTGCGGTTGTTAATAGTACCTACAACCTCGCTTGTATATTTCTCACGCATTGGCTGTAATACGTTTCTTTCAATAGTTTCTTTGCTGACACCAATAATAAAACAAAGCCCGTCCTTACCTATACGCTCTCGAATACGCATTGGAATAACAGCAGTAACATCAACAAAGGATTTGCCCGAACGCACAGCACCGCTTTTTATGTTCCAACGGTGGTTTGCTTTTGCAATATATTCCTTTTGTTTTTGTGTATAGCCCATATTATTTTTCCTTTATAGAATTACTTGCGTCAGCTTTTATCTCTGAGAGAATGTTATCCAGCTTTTTCAATGCCTCTGCATTGGTGTCCTCTTTCTGCTTATCTCGCCACTTATCGGGACGGCGGTTTTTAAGCCAAAAGATTTGAGCTGTGGTGTTGCCCTCTAAGGCAGTTTCAAACAAAGCATTTTCGACTTGATAATCTGCAACCTCTTTGCCCTTTTTTAAGGACTGCGAAATCTGCGGATACTTTTCTTTCCATTCGTAAAGTGTACGCACACCGATTTTCATTTTTTTAGCAATCTGTTCATCAGTCAAGCCGTCCCTTGCCCAACCCTCAAGCAGTATTAAGTTTTCTTTTTCAAGCCACTTTTCGTACTTACCCTTTGCCACAACACCACCTCTCTTTATTTCTTATTTTTATGCAAAAGAAAAGAGAGCACATTTCTGTACTCTCTTATAACAAGCGTACGGATTTGCACCGCACATTCATATTGCTATGCGTGTTCCTCACAACACTTCTACTTGTTATTTCTATTATTCCATACTTTTATAATTCTGTCAACCATTTTAAACTTTTTCTATCTCATCAGCAAAGCAATTTTTGATATAGTTAAAGACATTTTCACCCTCTTTTACATACCCTTTAAGGTTAGTATCTACTATATAATGCTCTTTGCCATCTACAGGGTCAGTATCACAAATAAAACCAATTTCTCCGGTAGATTTAATTTTAACTTTATCTCCATAATCAAACATTTACTTCACCTCTTTATTCTATAAGCCGTAACAAATTTTGGTGCAGTTTTCCCCTTGTCAAGTTGCCATACTGTTTGGAAAGTACGCTTTTTAACTACACCTAATCTCATTTTCACCTCATAACTTATATGTCCGTATGAATTAGGATGATATGCAACAGCTTCATTTTCTGTAAGCCCTTTAAGTAAGTCTGTTTTTAGTTGTTCAGGATTACTTTCACTATAACCTACATCAACAAATTCCTGATAATGTGGCTTTTTAGGGTCAAGACAATAACTTGTGATTTTAGGTTCAGCAATAGTTGCTTTATTATAGTTAGGTACTCTGTGAATTATCCCGCTTACTGCTCCTCTGCCACCCATTTTATGCCCTTTCCATTAATTTGTCAATTATTTTACTTAGGCATTTTAAAATTAGCCTTGTAAGTTCCCTGTATCTTTCCTTTATAGGCTTTAGTATATAATGCACTTTTTCGGTCAACGAAAGTTGCACCATTCCAATATCTTCTTACTGTTGCCCCTGTAATATCCGTAAATTCCACAACGCTTGCCTTTTCAGATTGTGCTTTTTTTAATGCCTCATTAAATTGTTTTGCATTTTCCTTAAACGCTTGTAATGGTGTCATACCACTTGGAACGTTCTTAATTCCACTCGAGCCACCACGTCCGCCCATTATTCTTCCCTCCTAAATTTATCCTGAAAAGCTGATATTTTGATTATATTACCCTCACACTCTTGTGGTACTGAACCATAAAAAATAATTTGTGTAGGTTTCAGCTTTTTCATCATTTCCTGATACCCCGCCAAAAACAACTCTTTTGTTGCTGCACTTCGTTGTGTGCCGACAGACGAAACAGCCACAGTACCGCCAACAGGCTCTCCGTCAAAGCACCATTCAAAGCTGTCTTTATCACTCCAACAAATTGTAGGTATTACTTCAATTCCGTTTAATTGCCAATACGCACCTAACCAATGCTTGCGGTAATGGTTATAAATCTGTATAGCCTTTGGAAAGTCAGCATAAAGGCTAAAATCAGGTGATAAAACACATTTGTACTTTTGCAGGATTGGTATGTATTTGTCAGGAGCGTTCCAACACCTGTTAAACTGGTAATCATCAAGAAAGAAATGCACTCCGCAATCTTTCTTTTTACTACTCATTGCTTCATTAAAACCAACAAAATCATCAACAACAATTTGTGTAGGCTCAATTTCAGGTATTCCATATTCGTTATCAGACATAAAATTAAGCCTATTAACATTCTCATAATTTTTAGTATCTCTATACATTTTGCCCACCTCTCTTATTTCTCCAAATAAAAAGCCGCCTCACAAGATAATGTGAAACGGCTTTTTTTAAAAGGAGGGTACCAAATGAACTATTTGTTTGAATTTTTACATTTTATATTATAACACACCTAAAACGAAAAAACGAAAGACTTTTAAAAAATTACCATTTATAGTTACTACATTTTATCCTAATATTATCAGGTGTGTAATTACCCTCTACTTTCATTGAAATCTTCACCCAACTATATTTCAAGCTCAAGAACATAAATAAACAGTTTTCTTCAAACACATCTTTTGACAAACGGTTTAAAGCTGAATTACGTAAAATTTCAAGATTTTGAATTTCTTTTTTCGCATCTGTAATTTCAGCTACTGCATTTCCAATTTTATCAGAAACACCGTTTCCGCTTGGTTCCCCTGACAAATTCGGCGTAGTGTTTGTTGCTTCGCCCTCTAGTCTTTTTATTTTGGAACTTAACCTCGCTATTTCTTTGTTTATTTTCTTAATTTCTTTTAAGGTCAACTATTATCACCTCCAGCTTGTCCGCACACAGGCTTATTTTTGAAATGTGTGTTTGAAATTAAATCAGCCGTGCGGAGCTGGCTAGTGGTTAAAATGTTACACAGATATTCAGAACTGCCGCTGCTATCCAGTAAATCATCATCTTGAAATCTTTATGCAATGCATACACAACAGCAGCACCCACATCAAGAATTATCAGCAGCAGAGGAAAAATAATTTTAGTGTTCATTCCGTTTACTCCTCATCCATTTTTGCACCACAATCGGAGCAATAATTAAAATTAATTGTTTTGCTGAAATATATTTTTCCGCACAAAGAACATTCCCTTCTGTCACTTTCTTTTGATCTAATCCACTTTGCGTGTCTGACCTCCTGCACATTATCAGACTGTATATTTTTTAATTCCTCATATGCTTCGTCAAAGTCGCTTTCAAAGCCGTCCAATCCACTCGGCAAATCAGTTATAAAGTCAAACATCTCATTAAATGCGTTTGTTAATTTTTCTACTTTCATTTGCAACTCACTCCTTGTCCATTTTTGCGCCGCAATTGGGGCAAATATGGTATCTCAATTCCGAAGATGTAACAAATCTACAGTTAGAGCATTTAATTCTCCTATTATATTTGTTCATACCGTAAATGTCACCGCAACCAAAATCAATTGGAACGTCCTCCCACTTACCGTGCACGACCTCCTGCGCATCTGCGGCTGGACATTCTTCAATATCTTTTAAAACATCTTCTCTCTTAACCCATTCCTGACCTACGTATTTATCCGATAAAAAATCACACAATTCAGTAGTTTTAATATATCTGCTCATTCCGTGTCGCTCCAATCTAAAGCCTGTCCACAGTCGGGGCAAAAGTTACTTTCCCAATCATTTACACCATATTCAAACTCGTGCTCACAAACAGGACAGTATGCTGTATCATAAATAAGTGCTCCGTTTTCATCATAACCGTCACCCTCATATGTTGGCTTTTTCTTTATCTTTGATAAAACTGCTTCTCTTCCAATTTTGCAAGCCTCATTGACTGTTTCAATGCTGTCGTAATGTTCTCTGTGCTCTGGGTCAAGTATTTCCGCTGCTCTTTTAAGTGTCATTCCTGCTCACGCTCCTTACCTAAATATCTGTTTTGAACTGACAAAATATATTGCAGTCAGGCATAATTTCTTCTGCCATTCTTCCACGTTTTGGGTCTAACTCGTCAAGATAGCATTCTTTGAGGCAACGGCTGTTAAGCTTTCGTTCCATTTCAGCTCGTCTTTCAAAGACTTTTGGAAAATCAACTCTAATCTTGTTCCAATACCCCATACCACCACGAACACAACCTATGCAGTTGTTGTTGCTGTAACCCATATCATACATAGCAGGACGTTTAATACCCAACTTTTCACAAAGTGCGTGTACTTCTTGCTTTGTCAATTCACGTTCGATAAGTGGAAATTCGTGTTTGAATTGAGGCATTGCCTCTTCAAGATTGCAAGCTCGTTGTTTTTCGTTGACATCAAAGCCCCAAACATAAGTTATGTCTAAATTATTATGAGCGTTTTCCCATTCCTTGCGGACACGCTTTTTAAGTAAATTTGTGCAAGGAGTATAGCCTGTTGACATTCTTATTAAACCTGCCTGAAGTTGAGCTTTTTCTACACTACCCAATGGAGATTTTAAAATTTGAATAGGCTTTTCGAGCACTTTTTCACAATCTTTAATAAACCTCATACTGTCGGGGTGTTGGTCGTCAATGTCTATGTAGATAATTTCATCAACATTTTTTGCAAGATATGTTGATATAAAGGAAGATACACCTGCACTTATCCACGATACTTTTAGTTTAGGTTTCATTATGTTTTCTCCCTCAATGCCTGCTCGGCTTGCTCTCGGCTGAAATATACAGGATATTTTCTATAATCAACCCAGTCGCCTGCATATTTAACCTCTTTAGCACTTACATCTTCAACCTCATATGCACCAATATAGAAATAGTGTCTGGGTACTGTTTCTTCAATGATTTCATAAACGACATCTCCAACCTTGCACGGCAACTCAATCATTTTTGAACGGTCTTTGAAATAATGACACTGCTTGCCCTTTATGTTAGTGATTTCAGTATCAGCCGTCACCTCACCATAGCCGTTTGCACACAATTCAAAATTAAAACACTCTTTACAAGTCATTCTGATACCTCCAAAAGCTCTGGGTTGTCGTGAGTGAGTTTTGCTGTAAATTCATCAAAGTATGCCCAACAGGCAACATCATTGGAAAAATAGCGGCAGGCTTTAATATTTTCCTCGCAAATGTCGTCACGGCAATTAAACAATTTATACCTATCAGAATAATTAACACTTAAAATTCTATATATGCCAATCCTATAGTCAAAATAAACAGCAACAACCTCGCACGAACTTTTGGGTAATTCTTCACTTGTCTTATGCCATTTGATTTTTGTTTTACTCTTCACTTTTATTCCCCCTGCAATTTTTTTAAAACCTCAAAAAGTTCATCGTTTATTTCATCTTGATTGTTTAATATTTCATTTTGATGATTTATATTATCTGAAATACTATTTTGTAATACTGCTTTTTGACATTCTATGATGATATTCATACCTAAAATAATACATATTAAAATAAAAATTATAACGACTAAAACAGATTTAATCTTATCTAACATTTGATTCACTCCTTAATCTTCTCAACTCCGCTTGCCGTGCCAAGCGGATATATTAAAAGAAGGTTCAATGTGTTCAGAAAAAGAATTTATTTATCAAAAAGGTAGACAATTTATGTTCTTATGTATAATAAAATTGCACGGAATCTTATTAACTATTAAAATGTGACTGCTATATTCAGCACAGCAGCGGCAATCCAATAGACTGTCATTTTAAAATCTTTGTTAATGCCATACACAACAGCAGCGCCCAAATCCAACGCTATCAGCAAAAGAGGGAATATGTGTGTGATTTTCATTCAATATTATTCCTTTCCTTCCAAATTCCGATAATGTCCTCATATTCTTCGTCTTGAAAGTCTAAGCCGATTTTATGTAAATCTCGGTCGATATGCTCCCAAAACACTTCATCATCTTTATGCTCTTTTATAAGCGTTTCAACAGAATCGACCAATTTACTAATTTTTCCTGCTCCAAATTTAAAATCGCAATTTAGAATATATGCAATGACTTTGAAAAAACGAAGATTATTTGCATCTTGAATTTGGTCGCAATATTCAATGCAGGCTTTCCGCTGCTGATTATTTAATATGCGTTTTGGTGGTATTCTAGCTTTCATTATTTCACCTCAAAATAAACTTATTTGTTCGCCTTTTACGATTTTAATATCAATTTTTCTGCGTTTTGGCTCTGCAACCACAAAATCATTCTTGCGGACGTTAAACGCATCGCCTAAATAAATTGTTTTTGGATAATTTGCAATAGTGGTTTTAATTGCATATTTGTCAATCTCAGTTGCATAATAGTTAGTGATTTTTGCCCCGAGCTTGTCCAGTGCAATGTGACCGCAGGACATTCCATCGTACATACTCAAAATCTCAAATTCTGATTGTTTGAAATTCGGAATATGTGAAAGTATGTGAGCTATAACATCAATAGTCCAACCATTGCCCAGCATTTTATAATTTTGCGTTTTTGCACACGGCATTTTATAGCCGTCAGGGACCGTTTGCAGTCGTTTGCACTCTAATACAGTCAATTTGCGAATTATATAAAATCCGTCAGTCAGCTTTATAGGATATGTTTTGTCGTGAATTGTAATTAATCCGTTTTTGACTTCATACATATTATTTTGACAATCACTATTCTCTTTAACTGCATACAGTCCTGTGTTAGCTCCCAAACCACCGCTACTGCCGCAAAGCGTTATGCTCTTAGCCTCACTAGAATAAATCCTATATCCTTGCGAGATAAATTTTTGATTTTTATCGTTATTTTCAATTGTGCCAATTCTGACAGGTTCAGCTACGTTATTATCTTTTTGAACAGTTGTAAGTGCGTTTGTTTTGCCGTCCGTGCGTGATTCATAAAATTGAGCGGTTTCGGAATTTTCAATTTTTTTTAGAGCGACTGCCACTTTCAAGATATCGCCCACGTTGAGCAATGCAGGCTGGCTCTGCAACCATATTTCGTTGCTTTCGTTCGATTGTATTCCACGCACAAGCTTGATTTATGCCGGTCGTTAAACAATACGACTTTTCATTTTGCGTTAAATCTTGACCGCTTTCTAAAATATCTTTCAGCAAAATGCCTTTGTCGTTTGGCTGTTTCACGTTTGGAATATTTGTCCAATATAATCTTTTACGATTTTGTGCAGAAACGAGAGCGGAATTAATCATTATAGGCTCAACTCCGAGCTGTTTTGTGATTTCGCTTTTGATTTTATCGTCCATTGAGTAATTATTTTCGTAAAGGAAATAATCAGGCTTGTACTTTTCTTTTGCAATAAGATAATTTTTGAAAAGTTCCCAACCCATTCCGCTCGGTTCGGTTTCTCTGTTCTTAGACTGAGCTATGCTCCAATATGTGCAAGGACTGCCACCCAAAAGCAATTTAATCGCTTTCATTAAAAAAGTCCTCGCTGTTAAATAGATTGAGCTGTTGCCCTGCTGCACAAATTTCCTTGCAATTCTTAACCATTTGATTAAAATATGACGGCTTTAATTCCGCTGCGATTGCTCTGCGGTGTTGCTCTAAAGCAATATATGGCTCTGAACCTATGCCGCCAAATGGTGAAAAGACAATCTCATTTGGGTTGCTCCATAATTTTACCGCTCTTCTGATAACCTCAAGCTGTAAAGGGCAGATGTGCTTTTCATCTTTTCCGTCTTTTGCGGTTTTAACATTCAAAACGTCCGTCCTTCTTATGTCAAACCAAACAGGAGAGGCATACCGCTGCCACATTTCAAGGTCAATTATCTGCTCCGGTGAACCGCCCTTGTGTTCTGCATCATCTTCAGATTTATAATGCCTAATTGGTTTGGTTTCGCCCTCGTCCCATTTTTTAAATAAAACGAGATATTCGGGCATTCCTATGCCTGTGCAGCTTGCATCTCGTTGTAATTGACAGTACAGCAATCTTTGTGTTTTCGTTTTTTGCATTTCAAGTACTGGGTCAGTCCATATTACAATCTCTGAATGATATTGAAATCCGAACTTTTCAAAGTGCCTTATAATTTCACCACGAAAATCAATCCAACCGCTAACACCGTCACGTCCCTTATATTTCACGATTTGCTTGCAATGTACAGCACATAATCTGTTGTTCATCAAAATGCGGTGCAGTTCGGGAATGAGATAGTCAAACTGTTCAAAAAATTCATCAATATTCTTGCAATTGCCCATATCTCGCAAATCATCACTATAAATGTATAGATTTGCAAAAGGTGGACTAAATATTTCAAAATGTACGCTATTGTTCGGAATCGATTTTGCAACATCTATGCAATCGCCATTGTATAGTGCGAATTTATCAGTAAGACAGGGTTGTAATTTATCATTCATATGTAAACACCTCCTGAATATTCAGGGTAGTATCGTTGTGTTTCATTCAAAACACTCAAATATTTGTTTATATGTTTGTTATATCTGCCGCTTTCTTTTGCGTTTTTTATAATTCTTCTAATTTGTGATGTCGGACGTTCTAGTGTATCTGATATATTTCTTATACTGTCGTTACGATAATGATATATGCATACTAGAAATTCTGTGTCAGTTGTCAACGGTCTGCTTTTATATTTTGGCTTTGATTTAGATTTTGCGCTTTTGCTAGTCATTTTTTTCACGCTCCTCTCAGCCATTGCGGCATATCATATGTGCGTTTTGTCAAATCTAGTGTAAATGCCGAATTTTTGCCGCTGAGTTGATATTCACGCATAGCATCAGCCATTGAGGTTTGCATATTTGATTTCATATCTGCCTTGCGGTTGATTGTGTCTAAAATGTTTTGCTCAGTCTGTCCGAGAACACGATAAATATTGACCTCATTTTTTTGCCCGAAACGGTAAAATCTGCGTACAGCTTGATAATATTTTTCAAAACTGTAGTCCATACCGCAAAAAACTGAGTTGTGGCAGTTCTGAAAATTCAAGCCATAGCCAAAAATTGAGGCTTTGCTTATCAGCACTCGACAATCGCCATTTACAAAGTTCATTGCGGCATTTTCTTTTTTCTGTGCCGTATCGCTGCCCCTGACCTCCAGTGCATCAGGAAGTAGCTTTTTCAGTTCGTCTGCCTCAGAGTTTGTGCCGCACCAAACAACGAATTGCTCGTTTGAACTGTTTACAATTTCAGCTGTTTTTGAACATCTCATACTTTGCGTGCGCCTACGTTCTTTGTGATACCCTGTTGCAGATGTTTCAATATGCCTTGCAATGTCCATTAATGCCGTGTCAGCCGTTGAAGTATCGACAAGTACATCAATTTCATTTAAATTTGGAAGGTTATAACCCTCATCAGAGTAGCCAATATCGGACGGCTTGCTGATACATACTGCCCAGCTTGCAACCCATTGCCAAAAATCTCGCTCTGCGTGTTTTTTCAGTCGATATGTTCCCATTGTCGATTGGTCCGCAATAAACCAAATCGCTAGTGCCTCATTTGATTTCATAATATCTAAAAACTCAGCGTGATTGAGCAATTCCATAAGGTCATTAGGCGCAGGAGTTGCGGTGCAGGCGAGCTTGAACGGATAGCCTTTGAATTTTTCAACAATCATTCGCTTTGTTGTACCCATATAACTTTTTAAAATTGAGCTTTCGTCAAGCACAACACCGCCAAAGGCTTTTGTATCAAATTTATCTAGCTTTTCATAGTTTGTTATGTTAATGCCTTTTTTAACGTCTGCTTGATTTTCGCATATATTGACCTCAATGCCGAATTTTGCACCCTCTAAGCGTGTTTGAGGGGCAACAGCTAGGGGAGAAACAACTATGACGGGCTTATTTATATGTTTCGCAACCTCGTCAGCGTACATTAATTGCTGTAAGGTCTTGCCAAGTCCACAATCTTCAAAAAGAGCTGCACGTCCTCTGCTGAGAGCCTGACTTGTGACGTGCTTTTGCCAATCGAAAGCGGCAGAATTTAAAGTATTTTCAGCCACATCAAAGCCGGTCGGAAGGGTGCGAACCTCTTTTCTTTTCAAAAAAGTTTCATAATTCATTTGCATTTTTCCAACTTTCGTGTTAAAATAAAAATAAGGTTAATACCAAGATACCTTTCTTGCCGTTACAGAAGTGCAGTTCTGTAACGGCTTTTTTCTATTCATAACAGGTCACCTCGGGCTTGATTTTAGCTACAACAGTAATATGCTGCTCACGAGGACTGCTGTGTTTGATGGATTTAACAAAACGCTTGATAAATCTTGCAGTCTTAATTGCTAATGGTAATTCAACTTCTCTGTTGCGTAATTTCTGAGCGGCAAGCTGCATATGATATACGTCAACATCACCCTTTGCAGTAATTTTGCCGTTTTTGAATTTAACTGTTATCTTTTTATTCATCTTAATTTTCTCCTTTTTCTAAGTATGTGCATTTAAATCCTGTCCCTGATTGCTCTGAGCTGGGGCATTTTTTACAACAATAAACACATATATGTTTGCCGTATGCTTTTTGCACGTTTGAACGTGGACATTTACGAATTTGTAAATCTTCATATGTGTTTTTACATTTGCCGCATTTTTTCATTGTGAATTTCCTCGACAATTAAATCTTTCTAAGATTTTTGTAATTACCACTAGCATACTTGAAAATTCAGAGCTATCTTCATCAATTCCTGTTTTATCTGCGGTAATAATTAAATTTGTTGCAAGAGTAATTAACAAATCTGCTTTTCTTTTACTGCTCAAGCTAGAATTTCTTGCAATGTTTTCTTCTAGTCCGTCAATCATCATAGCGATAATAGTAGCAAAATCACCGGTTGTCATAGATTTGACTTGTTTACTGTCTGCTTTACTTACAATTATGATGCTACCGCTATTACGATGATAATCTTCAACAATGACTTCTCTGGCATCATTGGCAATTAATTCAAATGCCGCTAAATTCGCTTTGTCGTTCATTTTTGAACCGTCAATAAAAACACTATTTTCATTCATTGCTGTTCTCCTTGTCCGCTAACGCTTTTTCGTTAGCTTTAATTAAAATATTGTCAAACAAATCTTCCTCGCAAAGCTTATCCACAATGACATTGAGTGAATCGTATGGAACGACTCCGGTTTGTTCGTAAATCTCATTTAGCTTGTCCGGCAAGCTGTCTATGATTTCATTAATCATTTCCGCTGCCTTGTCAAATTTATTTTGTGTTGGCATTGTTATCCTCCTTTTTGTTCTTAGCCTTAATCTCTTCATATAGTGCTTTGCCATCTGTCAGGTCAATGTCCTTTTCAATTGTGAAAAATCTTGACCTGCAATCTGGGTTATTGCACCGCCTGCGCCTGACAACAAAATCTGTATCGTTTGCAGTTCCAACTACTTTTGAATCAGAAAAGCAGTACGGACATTGCATAACCGTCACCACCTTATTAAATTTTTATGCCCTGCTTGCGGCAATTGTTTGTGTAGCGTTGAATTGCGTTTGCTGTGGATTTTGCAAAATCAGCGAATGTTTTTTCTTCTCTAAATTTGTTCAGGGATATATCTTTTTCGCTAAACTCTTTGTAAATCGGCACGCTTTCAACGATTGAGCCGTCAGGACCTCGAATGCCCTCAACTCCAATCTGGGTTTTAACCAGTTTCATTTTTACACCTCCTTTTCTATAATATTATTTTTTTCTGTCCCAACAGATTATAATTACTGTGCAACAGATAATAGCTGTAATGATTATTGCAGTCATTTTTTTCACCTCGCTTTTGTTATGCCGCTGTTTATGCGGATATTTGAGGATTGCGAGTTCTTCCGAGCAAGTAGTCAACAGAGCAATCAAAAATATCACCCATAAGGATTAACTTCTGAATAGGAATGTTACCTTTATTAATCCAAGAATAGTATGTTTTTCTTTCAACTAATAACTTCTTGCTTAATTCCTCTTGCGTAAGATTTAATCTTTTACGTTCTGCCTCGATGTTTGGATATAATGTCGTTTTCATTAAAAATCACCTCACTATTAATAATTACACTAATTGTGTAACCTTTGACTATATTATATACGCATATTGTGTAAATGTCAAGCAAATAATTAAAAAAATATGCACAAATCGAGTAGATACTTTTTGTGCATATACCCTAAATGTGTATTTTTTTATAAAATCTATTGACAAAATTACTCAAAAGGTGTAATATTATAATGTAAAGAGGAGGTGATTAAAATGTTTGATGACCGTTTAAAAAAATTAAGAGAAGATAAAGGGTTGAATATGAGTCAAGCTGCAAAACAACTTAATTTTTCGTATACAACGTATGTAAGTTACGAAAAAAATGAACGTGAGCCAAACTCTGAAACATTAATAATGCTCGCCGATTTTTTTGAATGTTCAACGGATTATCTAATTGGAAGAAGTCCGAAAGTGAAAATGTTAGATTTTAATGAAAATTATTTAAATTTAAATTCTCACGAAAAGAAAGTTGTAACAGCTTACCGTCAACAACCTGAAATGCAACCGGCGGTTAATAGACTCCTCGGAATTGATGATGAATATGTTTCAGTCCCGATGGCAGCTCGAGCGGAGGACAACAAACCGCTTGATGATACACATATATCCAAAAGCAAACTCAATGAGCTTGCCGCTGCTGACTCAGACGAAAATGACGTTGACCTTTAACCACAAATAAATAAAAAAATCCTCATAGGGTACAATACCCTATGAGGTGGTTTATTTGGATTATGGTAAATATAAAAATGCTAGAAATGCATCGTGGCAATGTCTATTAGATTATAACGTAGATAGCTTGCCTGTTGTCGTTTCAGACATAATCAGAAAATCGGATAATATCAAATTGTTAAAAAACAGCAAACATAATATACTTGCTGACGGTGAGAGCGGCCGCACGATTAAAATAAATGACAGCTTTTGCGTTGTTTATCGAGATACTGAAATATCTCGCCGCTGTCGATTTACTATAGCTCACGAATTAGGGCATATCTTTCTAGGCCATTTATTAATAAATGGTTATGAATATAAAACCTTTGCAGAGCGTTCAGACAGCGAGAGCGAGGCTAATATTTTTGCAAGAGATTTGCTTGCGCCTGCCTGCGTGCTCCACGAACTTGGAGCAACAACCGCTGAACAGATTGCAAAGCTCTGCAATATTTCAGCTGAGGCGGCAGGCTACAGAGCAGAACGAATAAAAGAGCTTGAAATTCGTAATGCGTGGTATCTGCATCCGTTAGAACGGCAAGTCCGCAAACAATTTGATGATTTTATAAAAACAAATAGTAGGAGGAAATTATCGTGAAGAAAAAGAAAAACGGAAAGCTAATTGCAGGAATAGTTTTGGCAGCAATAGGTGTGCTTGCTCTGTTGGGCGGTGCAATGAACGGTTTTAGTGGTGGCAATGCAGGCGCAATTGTATTTTGTGTTTTGCTGATTGTTGTGGGTGGTTTGTTTATATTTTTGAGTGTAAAAAATAAGCCCGAGGAAATTAAATACGTGCAACCGCAAACAATTAATACATCTGTTGATGAAATTAAATACGTGCAACCACAAACAATTAATACATCTGTTGAGGAAATTAAAGATGTGCGACCGCAAACAATTAATACATCTGTTGAGAAAATTAAAGACGTGCGACCGCAAACCATTAATGTATCTGTTACTGTTTCTGAAAAGCCAGTAAACAAAGTAAACAAAAATACATATTTAGTGCATTGCTCTGATGATTTTAATGTTGATAATATTGAAAATGTAGTTTGTTCGAATGCTCCATCTTCAAAGCCTAAGAGTGATGAACAGTGCTATAATCGCAATTTTAAAATTGCAGGTGTCACTTTTGGCGATAGACAAGATAATTTATCTATAATAATGTTTACACAAACAGTTAATAAGCCAGTTAATATTTATTTGCAGGAATATAAATATAAAGGTGAGCCTGCAATTATGATTTATGCAAATAATTTAGAGCTTGGCAATATACCTAGCGATAAAGTTAGTTTTTTGCTCGAAAATAAAGATAGACTCAGAGATGTTTACAAACTGTTTATTGACTCTTTTTATGACGATAAAGATTTAGACGAATTTGAAATGCCTAAAGAAAATGCCGTTGAAAAATATTATGCAAAAATAGAAATTAATGTTGTTAAAAAATAACATCAAGGTACAAAAGGACTGTTTTATATGACCTCTACAGCAGAAAAAATGAATTGCGTAATCTATGCACGTTATAGTTCGACAAATCAGAAAGAGCAGAGCATAGAAGGTCAGCTACGCTATTGCCACGACTACGCAGAGCGTTGCGGATATACCGTTGTGGGTGAATACATAGACCGTGCCCAGAGTGCAAAAACCGATAGGCGACAGTCATTTCAACAAATGATTGCCGATTCTAAAAAAGGACAATTCAATTTTATAATTGTTTGGAAACTTGATAGATTTGCCCGAAATCGCTATGACTCAGCTATTTATAAAAATAAATTAAAAAAGAACGGTGTTAGGGTTATTTCTGCTACCGAGTCGCTCGGTGAAGGCTCTGAGAGTATAATAATTGAAGGCATTTTGGAGGCATATGCTGAATATTATTCAGTTAATCTAGCTGAAAATACTAAGCGAGGTATGGAAGATTCAGCAATGAAAGGTTATGTCACCGGTTCAGCTCCATACGGCTATAAAATAGTTGACAAGAAACTTGCAGTTGACGAGCGGACAGCTCCTGCGGTGCAGCTTGCTTTTGAAATGTACGCAAATGGCAAGACAAAGACAGAAATTGCCGCTGCTCTGAATGAAAAAGGCTACGCTACTAAATATAGTAACAAATGGACGTGCAACAGCTTTAATAATATTTTTGGTAATAGAGTTTACATAGGCGATTATGCCTACAAGGGCGAAATCCCTCGCACAAGTCCTCGTTTGGTTAGTGATGATGTGTTTGAAAAATGCGAGCTAAAACGTGAGCAAGCAAAACGAATGAGGGGCAGAAAGAAAACCGAGGATATTAATTTTGTGTTATCAGGCAAGGTTTTTTGTGGCCATTGCGGAAGTAATATGTTTGGTGATAGCGGTACTTCACGAAACGGCACTAAATATTATTACTACACTTGCCACGCAAAAAAGAAAAAGCATTCAGGTTGTAATAAAAAAAGCGAAAAAAAAGATTTTTTAGAGTGGTATGTTGTTGAGCAAACTGTAAATTATGTTTTAGCACCAAACAGGATTGATTATATCGCTGAAAAGGTAGTTGAAAAATATAATGAAGAGTTTAACAGCAGCGGAATTACTGAATTAGAAAATCGCTTGCAGGCTATTGACCGTGAGCTTGACGGTTGCGCAAATGCTCTGATAGCCTCATCGGTCCCTAGCGTTGCCGAAAAAATCAACCGCAAGGCCGAAAATTTGCAAATTCAAAAAGAAGATATTGAAATTGAGCTTGCAAAAGCGAGAATCTCAAATAAAATCAGACTGACAAAAGAAAACGTGCTTGCGTTTTTAAATAAATTCCGAAACGGTGATTTGTTTGACGAGCAGTACCGACAAGAGATTATAGACGTGTTTATTCATTCAATCTATGTATATGATGATAAAATCGTAATTTATTTTAATCTAGGTAACAGTCAGCAAACATCGTTTATCGAAATGCTTGATGAAACAACCGCAGAGCTAGATGCTTTGTGTTCGGATTGTGTATCTCAAGGGGAGCCAAAAGAGAGTAGAGAAATCTGCTCTCTTTTCTTTTATATATAAATATGATATAATCAATTTGATAAATCGGAATTTTGGAGGCTGTTTTATGTGCCTTATATGTGATAGGATTGAAATGATAAAAAGTGGCAATAATCCTTACTTTGTAAAAGAATTAGAAACGGGATATGTTGTCCTTGGAGATAATCAGCATTTTAAGGGATACACTTTATTTCTTGCAAAAGAACATAAAACAGAATTATTTCAGTTAGAGTACAAAACCAAGGTGAAATTTCTTGAAGAAATGTCAATTGTTGGTGAAGCTGTATTCAGAGCATTTGAAGCCGAAAAAGTAAATTATGAATTACTAGGTAACGGTGATGCCCATGTGCATTGGCATCTGTTTCCAAGAAAAGAAGGAGATATTGAAAATTTCGGAATGAATGGACATGGACCGGTATGGTGGTATCCAATGGAGAAAATTTATAGCCAAGATAACCTACCATCTTCGAATGAGTTAGAAGAATATAAAAGAAAACTGCGTAATGAATTAGAAAATTTACTGTGCTAAATTCCGGTTTATTCGACCGAATGATATTGGAAAGAAACAAAAGTAATTGAGCTAATAAATCAAAGTGAAATTTACAAGGTTATACAATGAGAAAAAATTATTTTAAGACAATATTGATATGGGTTGTGGCAGGAGTAATGATTGGAACCTTAATTGGAGTAATTGGTGCATCAGGGCTTATATCCAAAGAGCATTATTTTTCAGCTACAAATATAATTATAAAGTTATGCATTGGTGCAATAGTGATGATAATAGATTTATTTTGTATTTATGCACTTCTAAGACCTACTTTCAGCAATTATATTGATAAGAATGGCGAAAAGACAAAAGGGAAAATTGAAGATTTTACCGTTATCTCTCACCCCAATCAGATTGGTGAAGATGAATGGGTACAGAAAGCACGATATGCGTTTATTATCTCCTATGAAGTCAATTCGAAGAAATATCGTAAAGAATACTCTCCCACTTGCTTGACCAGCAAACGAGAATTATATCCACAAGTCATAGAAATTGGTGAGAATATTCCGATAAAGTATTATAAAAATGTTCCCTATTTTTCGTTAATAGATATTGCACAAATAAAAGAAGAAACAAAAAAAGAACAGAAAAACTCCAAATTGAATTTTATAATGCTACCAATCATTATTACTGTGGTTTATATAATTGCACTAATAATGCTATGACAAATTGCAATACTACGCATTGCTTGCTTTGATAAAAGCAAGCTCAACCAGTCAATACAAGAAAATATTTCTGACGAGTAGATGGCAAATTTTTCGCTTATCAATGTCACAATGACCGAGGTTGAAATTCAGCTTGATAAAAGCGGGATTAAAATGGTATAATGATGTTGTAAAATTCAAAATAAATTTTAAGGAGAACGATATGTCAATTCCAAACGACCCTATGATACTTTTGTCATACATAAACACCCAGCTAAGGGATTTTTACCCATCGCTTGAGGAGCTTTGCAAAGCCCTGAGCGTAAATCAAGATGAAATTGTTTCAAAGCTAAAAACAATTGAATACGAATACAACGCAGAGCTAAATAGATTTGTGTAA